GTCTTTAGCAGAGAGTCGAGATCTTCCATACGTATGGAAGAACGTCGAAAATCTTGAAGTCGTTGACGAAATGCAAAGTAAAGTACCAGAAGGAACTACTAAGATTCCACAGATTTTCTGGCACGATCGCCATGTTGGCGGCTATGATGCGTTTATGAGCGAAATTGAAAACACCGCTGGAGGTTTTGGTGATGGAAAAATCTGACGTTCTCATCCTATTACGGAATGAAGTTGTCGATATCGAGTTTGTAAAGAAGGATGGTACTACTCGTGTTATGACTTGTACTCTTAAGGAGGATTCTCTTCCTAAGCAAGTCGACCTTGAAGAAGTAGTTCAAAAGAAGACTCCGAATCCGGATGTAGTTGCAGTCTTTGATGTAATTAATCAAGGATGGCGTTCTTTCCGTTGGGATAGTCTTAAGCGAGTGAATGGAGCAGTCTTTGTCTAACACCGCTCGAGGCGGAACTGAGCTTATGGCGGATCGGATTAATTCCCTTCCGCCTGAGTTACTTTCGCCGTTTCAAATTATTCACTCTCGAGTACGTGAACTCGATCATTCGAAGCGTAAGATATTAGTATTGCATGATCTACCAGGTGATCCTGAAGTTCAGCACCTAAAGAACGACGGGTGGAAACGATTTGATAAGCTTGTATTTGTAAGCCATTGGCAGCAACAGATGTACAACGCTTATCTAGGCGTCCCATTTGAAGCTGGTATCGTTCTACAGAATGCTATCAACCCTATTGAGAAGCATAAGAAGCCTCAAGATAAGGTAAGGCTAATGTACTTCTCGACTCCTCATCGAGGTCTCGAGCTGCTGTATCCAACGTACGGTAATTTATACAAAGAGTTTGGTGATAAGATCGAACTCAATGTGTATTCATCATTTGATCTTTACGGATGGCATGTTCGAGATAAGCCGTATGAACTGCTGTTCGAAAAGTTAAGAGCACATCCTGGCATTAACTACTCGAAATCTGTATCAAATGACGTAATTCGAGAAGAGTTGAAGCGCTCTCACATCCTAGCATACCCGTCGATCTGGCAAGAGACATCGTGTTTAGTTATGATTGAAGCATTATGTGCAGGCTTGGTATGTGTGCACTCGTCACTGGCTGCCCTGCCAGAGACAGCCATGGGCTCTACCTATATGTATGGCTATACTGAAAACGTAGAGCATCACATGACTCGCTTCGAAGCAAACTTGCGAGATGCCATTACAGATGTATTAAATGGCGATGAGATGTCGGAAGATCGAGTCGACTTCCTTAATGATACATATTCATGGGAAAATAGGCAATGGCAGTGGAAAGAACTGTTGACATCACTCCTGTGATAGTATATACTGTTCTCAAAGGAGACCTCTCATGGTAAAAACTGCTGCGCTGAAGAAGCTTACTACCAAAAAGAAAAAGCCTGAATTGAAGCCAGTTCCGCAACGTAAGTCAAGTGCCTCAAAGCTTCTTGAAGAGAAGCACATTGGTGCCGAGATTACGAACTTCACAAATATTCCAGATGCTGAAGTTGTACTGTACCAGAACCTTAAGCACTACAACTATTTCTATGATTACAAAGACGCCTACAAATGGGCAGAGTCTTGGATCAAGAAGAACCGCACACAAGATCTAGTCGACTTTAAAGCAGCTGAAGAGTGGCGCATTAACACCGCGATTGGCGGGTTGTGCAAGATGCTTTCAGCAGGTGCTCACTTCAGTGAAAAGCGAATGGCTTGGTTGAACGGTAAGTTGCAAGAAGCTATCGACGCTGGCCGTAAGAATCGTCTTGTAAGTGATTCGGCAAAACCAGCCACAGTAAGGACAGCTGCAGATATCTTGTCTGAAAAGACGAGTGACTTTATCGCTGAAGTCGAACACGTGCTTGATCTTTATGATGATCCAAAGATCTGGCTTGACGGTGAGAACTATTCGGTCTACAACGAACTGAAGAAGATCAACGCGCCTAAGCCTCTTGCTCAAAAGGTGTACGACTACTATAAGCCTCTGCACGACGAGATTGAAGAGCTTGTAACGCAAAAGACTCCGGATCTTGTTGAAGGTTACAAGCATCTTAAGACTGCGAAAGACAAGAAAGACTATTTGGCTTTCATCAAGAACATCATCGATGACTGCCAGAAGTTTATCAACGCAGCAACTGCATCGAAAGTTCAAGCTGTTCGTAAGCCCCGTGCAAAGAAGAAAGTGCCAGTTGAAAAACTGATTGCAAAGGTTAAGTATCAGAAAGAGAGTGCTGAGTATAAGCTTACTTCAGTCGACCCTTCAGCCCTTGTAGGGGCGTCTGAGGTGTATCTCTTTAATACCAAGTATCGCCAATTGGTGCAGCTTATCGCAGCATCAGTGGATGGCTTCTCGGTGAAAGGTACAACCATTACAAATATGAGAGAAGAGTCCTGTTTGAAAAAGACTTTGCGAAAGCCCGAAGACGTATTGAAAGATATCGGTGCCACAACAAAATCTCGTGCGGCGAAGATCTTCCTTGATCTGAAGACAAAGCCAGCACAAGCAAATGGTCGACTCAACGAAGAAACTATCATTTTGAAAGTTTACCGTTGACATTCTCCGAAGTTGATATATAATTTTATAGTATGAAACAGGAGTAAACACAATGGCCATCTTGGTCGACCTCAATCAAGTTATGATTGCCAATCTTATGATGCAGATTGGCAATCACCACAACGCAGAAGTAGATGAGAACATGATTCGTCATATGGTTCTCAACTCTATCCGCTTCAACCGTATGAAGTTCAAAGAAGAATTCGGAGAACTCATCATCTGTGCCGACGACAAAAACTACTGGCGCCGGACGCAGTTTCCCTACTACAAAGCATCTCGTCGTAAGAATCGTGAAGAGTCTGAACTCGACTGGACTGCTATCTTCAACGCATTGAACAAGATCCGTGAAGAGCTGAAAACGATCTTTCCGTATAAAGTAATTCAAATCGATGCTTGTGAGGCTGACGACATCATTGGTACTATCATCCACCAAGAAGGTCGTGAGTTGAATACTGGCGAGAAGTTTCTTATCCTATCTGGTGATAAGGACTACATTCAGCTGCACAAGTATGCAAATGTAAAGCAGTACAACCCTGTAATGAAGAAGTGGGTTTCTCATTCGAATCCAGAACAGTATTTGTATGAGCATATTGTAAAAGGTGATGCTGGAGACGGTATTCCAAACATCCTCTCAGTCGACAATTCTTTCGTCATGAACATCCGTCAGAAGCCAGTTACTAAGAAACGGTTGGAAGAATGGATTGATATAAATAAAATGAGTTCAGAAGTTAAGCGAAACTATGCTCGAAATCAATCACTTATTGATCTTTCTCAAGTTCCTGCTCATCTTAAAGAGCGTATTCTTGAAGAATATAACAAAGAAAATACGAAAGATCGTTCGCAACTTCTTAACTACTTTATCAAAAATCGTCTTAAACTGCTCACCGAGTCTCTAAACGAGTTCTGAGGGAGCTCGAACGGAGAACCATATTGGCAACACTTTCATTATCTGAGATTGTGAACAAAACATCAACATTACCGACACGTGAAGAAAAAGTCGACTTTCTAAAAAGAAACAATAGTCAGTCTCTTCGTACTATCATGACGGTAATGTTTGACAAAGAAAACTTCAAATGGAATATTCCATCTGATAGCGTTCCACCATACAAGCCTTCGCCTCACGTTGAGTCACAAGGTATGTTATATCGTCAAACCCGTAAGCTTCGGTATTTTATCAAAGGTTACGATGGTGACAAGCTCGGGCAGTACCGAAGAGAGTTTTTATTCATCGAGTTGCTTGAAAGCATTGACAAAGAAGATGCTAAGCTCATGGAGCTTGTTCTTCTACAAACACCGCCAAAAGGTCTAACAGCTGATGTAATCAACGAAGGCCTAGGTCTAAATCTACCAGTTATCGCAGAACAACCTAAAAGAGGACGTAAGCCAAAAAATGGCTAAAAAGCAGAAGAAGTTTAAAGATTGGCATGACGACGAATGGGAATCGTCTGATGACATTAAAAAAGATGGTAAGCGCTATAATCCAAAGAAAGAGTTTGTGAAACAGCAGCGCGAACAGAAGTCACTACGAAAAAATAGTTTCTTCGAAAGTGATATTAGCCATTGACATTTTTCTGCTAGTGATTATATTGATCATGTAAGGAAAGGTTTTAATATGAAACTGCGTGACAAACTAATCCTCGTCGACGCTGACGGGGTACTACTCGATTGGTTCTACTCTTTTACTGAATGGATGAAGTTTCACGGATATCCAATCGCGAAGAACGATGAATACCAAATCGAAAAATCGTTCGACATTACGAAAGAGAAAGCAAAAGCTCTCGCTCGGCACTTTAACGAGAGTGCTCGAATCGAACACCTTCCTCCTTTCAGAGATGCGATTAAGTACGTTCGAAAGTTACATGAAGAACATGGATATGTGTTTCATTGTATTACGTCTTTGAGTAAAGATCCTTACGCTGGTGAACTACGTAAACGTAACATTCATCGCTTGTTCGGTGAAACCGCTTTTGAAAAAATCTTGTGTCTCGACACCGGTGCTGACAAAGACGAAGCTCTTGCTGAGTACAAAGACAGCGGCTGTATCTGGGTTGAAGATAAGTTCGAGAACGCAATTACAGGACTGAATACTGGTCTAAATTCTTTGCTTCTTGACCACGGCCATAATAGACACCAGCATCATGCCGATGTTACTCGTGTGCAAAATTGGCGTCACATTTATGAACTGATCACTTAAGTATTGAATAAATACTATTGTGGTAGTGAACGGGTCCCTATCATGGGACCCTTTTCTTTTATCGGAGTTATTATGCCAACCTACACCTTTACCAACACTGAAACTGAAGAAGTTTTCACCGAGATCATGTCTTTCGCTGAGAGAGATGAATTTCTTACAAACAACCCTCATATCAAGCAGAATCTAGCAACACCGGGCTTTGCTGATCCGGTGCGCATGGGTGTGCGCAAAATCGACAAGAGCTTCAACGACGTCCTTATAAAAGCTAAGTCAGCGCACAAGTATTCTACGATTGATACTCTTTAATACAAGGACCAATAATGCCCCTACAACAACAAAGACTAACAAAGCGGCAAAAAAGAATCTTAAAGCAAGACGGCACACAAGACTCAATTGAAGCAAAAATGTTTACTATGAAGTCTGATATATCACCAATGACAGAGAATCAAAGACTTGCATTTGATCGTTGGGATGATGGATACAACATGATGCTTCACGGTATCGCTGGTACAGGTAAAACATTTCTGGGTCTACATTTTGCTCTCAAAGAAGTACTCAAGACAAATTCGCCGTATAAGAAAGTCTATATTGTTCGGTCGACTGTATCAACACGTGATCAGGGATTCTTACCGGGATCACCGAAAGATAAAGCAAAAGTATTTGAAGCACCATACGTTCCTATTGCTACTAAACTTTTTGGTAGAGGCGATGCATACGAGGTACTCAAGGGCAAAGGTTACGTAGATTTTATTACTACATCATATCTTCGTGGTGAGACGTTCGATGATTGTATTCTTCTTGTTGACGAAGTTCAGAACATGGGAGACGGTGAACTTCATACAGTTATGACTCGTGTTGGTGAGAATTGCAGAATCATCTTTTGTGGCGATGTAAAGCAATACGATCTTACCTCAGAGCGTAAGAAAGAACTATCAGGTCTCCGTGACTTTATGAGAATTATTGAACGAATGAAAGAGTTTGAATTCGTCGACTTCCAAGTAGAAGACATCGTAAGATCAAAGTTAGTCAAGTCTTATATCATCGAACGTGACAGATTAGGACTATAAATATGGCAGACATCATTGGTGTATCAACAGTAAAAGAAGATGAACACGGCGAGCCTTACATTGAATTTAACGCAGCGCTTATGAAACAAATGGGTTGGGATGATCAAACTCTTCTTGAATGGGAAATCATGGGTAACATGGCAGTCATAAGGAAGAAAGACGATGCCGGCAGTAGTTCGTAACGGTGATAAACATATCGGTCACGCCTCGCCTTGTGATCCGTTTCATCAAACTGCGTATGTGTCAGGACTAAACACAAGTGTGTATATTAATGGCGAACTCGCTATTGTTGTGGGAGACACGACCGCATGCGGTGATCCTGCTGTTGCAGGATCCGGAACAGTTTTCTTTAATGGTATAGCTGTTCATAGACTTGGAGATGCTACTGGCGGCCACGGTACTGATAGTTGCGGTGAAGACTGGTTTCCAAATGCTGCAGGAGAAGCTTCAACGAGCGTGTTTGTTGGATGAATATACCGAATTACACATACGAAACAGCAGTACAAATGCTTGTAGATGAGTATAACACTACTAATCTGCCTGAAAATAAACTTGCGCTTATCAACGATTTAGACGTATTGAGAGAAGGAAATCCTGATTACGAAACTCTTTTACAATTACAAACAAGAGAATCTAATACATCTATAAGGACTGCGTTATCGGCTCAAATTTATTTGTTTGTAGAATTATTAAGTGATGCCGAAAAAACTATTTTTGATTATGTCAAATCAGGATATATAGAGAATAACCCGGGTTATTCTGGTAATACCTACGTTTCATATGTAGGGAAATATTACGGCCCAAATGGAGATATTACCTAATGGCAACTGTTGACGATATTCTTTACAGAAATGAAAAAGGTTCTGCTTTAACATTTGCAGAACTAGATGACAATTTTTATAAACTTGCATATGCAATTGATAATATTCAAGTTGCAAATAATAGTACAGTTGTTGTTCGTGATTCGTCTGGTAATTTTACTGCAAATACGATTACTGCAAATGTAGTAGGAAATTCTACAACTACATCTCAATTTTTAAATGCCCGCACGATCAATGGTGTTTCATTTAACGGTTCGGCCAACATTACTCTTACTGCGAATACTACACAAACACTTACTCGCGGAAGTTACTTAACTGGTTCAAATTTTAATGGTGGTACGGCTACTACATGGGCGGTTGATGCTACAGATGCATCGACTGCTAGTAAGGTCGTAGTAAGAGATGCATCTCGTAACTTTGCAGCAAACACGATTACTGCAAATCTTATTGGCAACGCATCGACAGCCACAAATGCTTCAAGCGCAGATACAGCAGTAACACTGACAAACTTAACAGCAACAATTACAGAATTAAATTATTCTGACGGTGTAACATCAAGTATTCAGACACAATTAAGCTCGAAAGCTCCAGCAACAGATACCTTCACAAAGGGCGCCGATATCGGTGGATCAGTCGACTTAAACACATATACTACTGTAGGATTTTATCACCAAAACACAAATGCGAATGCTAGCAGTGGCACAAATTATCCTGCCGCTGCAGCAGGTATGTTAGAAGTTCTAGCTGACGGGGTCATGGTATATCAAAGATATACAATATACAATAGTGGCCAAATATACTCTCGAGCCTATTATAATGGTACTTGGTATGCTTGGAGATTGAATCTAGATAGCTTAAATTATAACTCATATGCGCCAACACTCACTGGGACAGGAGCCTCTGGCACTTGGGCAATTTCTATTAGTGGCAATGCTGCAACAGCGACAAGCGCTACAACTGCATCGACTGTCAGTACTTTATCTGGACTTACTGCAACTGTAACTGAATTAAATTATTCTGACGGTGTAACATCAAGTATTCAGACGCAGTTAGATTCAAAATCCCCTCTTGCGTCCCCTATATTTACCGGTATACCCGCTGCTCCAACAGCAGCGGTTGGAACGAGTACTACTCAAATAGCTACAACGGCATTTGTAAATGCAGAAATTGCTAATGACGCTCCTTCTAAAACTGGTACTGGAGCTTCAGGTACTTGGAATATTTCTATTAGTGGCAATGCGAACACTGCGACTACCGCTACAACTGCGACTACAGCCAACGCTCTAAACACAGCAAACGATTATCAAGTAGATAGTCTAGGTGTAGGCACTGCAGCATCAGGTGTTTCTGGAGAAATTCGAGCAACAAACAATATTACTGCCTATTACTCAGATGATAGGTTGAAAAATAAGCTTGGATATATTGAGAACGCGCTTGATAAGGTTATGACGCTGTCTGGGTTTTATTATGAAGCAAATGAAACAGCACAAGCTTTAGGATACGAAGTCAAACGTGAGGTTGGTGTCTCTGCTCAAGAGGTTCAGCGTATTATGCCCGAGATTGTTGCTCCTGCTCCAATCGACGAGAAATATTTAACAGTTAGATATGAAAGATTAGTTCCGTTGTTGATAGAAGCAATCATAGAGCTAAAGAAAGAACTCGATGAAGTGAAATCAGGAAAAACTTATTATGATTAAATTTAAGGATTTTATGGAAAAGGCTCCAGTAGAAAAATACGTTGCTGTACAATACGACGAAGCAACTCAACGTAAGCTTCGAAAGTGGGCAAAAGAAAACGGCTTTGATCTGACAACAAAGTACGATGGCACAAAGCAGGACGAAGAAGACTTCGACTTTCATACAACAATCTTCTTTACTACTTCAAAGCATGATATACCGAATCGTAAACACACAATTGCGCCTCCGAACAGCGCAAAAGTAGTTGACATTATGATGCTTGGAGCTAATAATGACATACCGGTATTGAAGGTAGAGTCACTAGCGATATCGAGACTCAGAAAATACTATGAAGATACCTATGACATGAAAGATGCATGGCCAGAATACGAACCACACGTATCTATTTCGTATTCGAAAGATTTGCCTGATATGAAAAAAGTGAAACTCCCAACGTTTGAATTAACGTTTAATGAAATTAAAGTGGATGATGCATCAACCTAAGTACAAACTCAATCGTGATATCGACATTCGAGTTGGCCAAAAGAAACTATACGCAGTTCAAGCACTTCGAGACTTTGCAGATGTAAGTGATGGTGATATTGGCGGCTTCGTTGAAAGTGAAGCCAACCTTTCGCACGAAGGTGATTGCTGGATATATGATAGCGCACTTGTATACGATAAAGCACGAGTCGACCGAAACGCAAGAGTAAAAGATCAAGCGAACGTATACGACAGCGCAAAGATATCAGATGATGCGCTCGTCACAGGCCAATCAAGTGTCTTTCAAAATGCCATGGTATATGATGAAGCCATCGTCGATGGGATTACAGCAGTGTATGGCAATGCTCAGGTGTTCGGTAAAATTGAAATCTTAGGACACTCAAAGGTGCATGATGACGCCTGGGTGTATGGTGATTTTGTAATTGATGGATATGCCAACATCACTCGTAAGACTACACAGAAGCCCATCGTGCTCACTGGCTTTACGTATGATGTAACCATCATGGACGAACATATAAGTATTGATTGTCAGACCAAGACGTTTGATGAGTGGCGGCATGTCACTCGTGAAGAAGCATTTGCAATGAATGGTAAAGAAGGACTTCGATTCTTCAAGCATATTCCAGATACGCTTGAGTTCCTTGTTTCCAAATATCGAAAGAACCAATCTAATGTTTAACCATGTAAACCATGGAATCGTACTCGATCAGCTCGGTTGTGATACTACTCCAACTGGGCGTTTCTACTTTCCACCTACAGGTGAGAAGTTTCCCTCAGTCACAACAGTGCTAGGAGTCCAAGATAAGTCCGGCCTCGAAGCATGGAAGGCGCGCGTAGGTGAAGAAGAGGCGAAGCGCATCAGTACACAAGCAGCGAATCGTGGATCTGATGTACACCTTATCGCTGAGAACTATCTCAACAACGAAGTCGACTATGGCAAAGGACGTATGCCGATTAATATCATGACATTCAACACTCTGAAGCCAGTGCTCGATGCTCGAGTCGACAATATCTACTTTCAAGAAGCACCTTTGTACTCAAGAAAGATTAAGACTGCTGGTCGAGTCGACTTGATTGCAGAGTTTGATGGTCAACTATCCATTATTGACTTCAAGACTTCTCGAAAGCCGAAGAAGGCGGAATGGATCCATGGATACTTTATGCAAGAAGCATTCTATGCTGCAGCCTTCTATGAGCTGACTGGTATACCCATCAAACAGATTGTTACTCTCGTCATGGTTGACGATGAACAACCACAGATCTTTGTGGAACAGCCACTGAACTGGCTACCAGGCTTCCTACAGCTAAGAGCCAAATACAAAGAGATACACAGTATCTAATATCAGAGTATTCTGAAGACCTTATAGGTATTATACACAACCTGCCAAAGTTGTCAACAAGAAAATAATTTGCAAAAAGTGCATTTTACTGGTTGACATTTCCGTCGCTAAGTACTATATCTAACTAGTAAGCAACGGAGTAGAACATGTCTGACATCGTCACGATCCTCACCGACCTTCTCATCAAAGCCAAAGAAGACCTGATGAAAGCCTCGACTATCGTCGAGAAAGATGTTGCAACTATGAAGATGAAGAACCTCGAACTTCGCCTCGACCGTCTCATGACCATGGCTGACCTTTAAGGAGAATAGCATGAATTTCGAACGTACTCTTTTCGAACTTTCGCACGGTATGTCGGCAATGGCCGCTACTCACAAGAACGACACGATCAGCAACGCTCTTGCTTCGTTGTCGGATCGTCTGACTCGCTTGAAAGACAAGAGCGAGCTTTCGAAATTGACGGCAGCAGACAAACAACTGATCGCGTACTACCATGCGACTAAGTGATGATGACCTGCTCAACGCAATTATCTGGGGACTTATCGCCAGCATCTTTTTAGGCGCTGGTTTAGGTGTGCTAGTCTTTATCATGGTCTATACTTTATCATGACATACTTTCAACATAGTAAGATCACGACTCGAGGCTCTTATCTTGTCGGCACTGCTTGGCCATTTCGTGGTTGCGAAGTTGTTATGCACGATGATGGCTTTGTCTGTAACTGCAAAAAGCGGTTGACATGTGTCTGTTATCATATTAAATCTGTACAGCTAGGCCTTCTCGGCGTAAATCAGGTATACCACAAATGAATCTCTTCATCCTGGATAAAGATCCAGTTCTTGCAGCACAACTTCAATGCGACAAGCACGTCGTTAAGATGATTGTCGAGTCTGCTCAAATGCTCTCAACTGCTCATCGTATGCTCGACGGTGTTCTTAAGCGTGCTCCTTCAAAGTCCGGTAAGACTATGTCGAAGCACTGGACACTTCCAGATGATCGCGAAGATGTGCTGTACAAAGCGGTACATGTCGGCCATCCGTGTACCGTCTGGACGATGCGAGTGTATGCACCAGAATGATCCTGTTCGTTCGTATCGTGAGTTCTACCAGACCAAACAGGCTCGATTCAAGATGGCTTGGTCAAAGCGCTCAATTCCAGAATGGTTTAAGGTGGCAGCATGAACTACAGCGCTGAGAAGAACGAATGGGGATTTAGTGCTGCCGATGTGTTTCGTTATCGAGATGAAACTGGGTGTAGCATGATGGAAGCGAAGAAGCACTTCATGAACATCTACCACGATAAGAAAAAGGCTGAAATGGTAACGCTCATCGAGTCTGGCACTCTTGAAGATATTCAAAAAATTGTGCGTATTTTGATCGAAAGGTATTGACATTTGCAGGATGAATGCTTATATCTATATAGTAAGCAAAGGAGCTTCTCATGATCGCTATCTACCAGATTGCCCTCTCTGACAACGACGTCATCAGTGCAAATGCCCGTGGCTTTGACGCCGTTCCCAACGTCTTCGCAAAGACCTCGCTCATGCTTGGGTTTAAAAAGTGGAAAGCTGAATACGCTAAACTTTTTACGAAGGCGTACGAAGTCGACACTGACGATCTTGAACAAGCCTTCGAGTCGACTAACCTCTGGAATGATAATCTCGTGACTCGCGTTCGCCGTGGCTCGAGTACTTCTGTTGGTGATATCGCAGTGAAGGATGGCGTCTGCTACTTCTGCGACAACTTTGGTTGGGTCGCTATGGGTAAATACGAAGGGCTGAACTAATGATGGACTCTGCAGGAGTATTTGTACTCTTTCTCACTATCTTCAGTGGAGCCGCACAAGTAGAGATGACCACTCAAGAGTTCGAGACTCATACGATGTGTAAGTACGCTGCGAAAGAACTCGAAAATCTTTACTCGATCGACTACACTATTGCCAACAGAGGATACGCTCGAGTCTACGCAGTTTGTTTGCCGAAAGAAGAAAATAACGGCTAAAGCCTATTGACATTTAGCGAGTGAGTGCTTATATCTATATAGTAAGCAACAGAAAGGTGCCATCATGGCGTCAACATTCTGAAAGGTCCGATCGACTTTTCTGAGATCACGACTAACGGCCACTTTCAGGTGAACCACTATCACCTCTACTTGTCTGGCAAATTTGAGTCGATGTTCTCGAAGATGTTCGACATCATCAAGAGTCAAGATTGGTTCGATCACTCAGACTCGATGGTCGACTACTTTCATACCGCCTACTACTTCTCGCTGTCGGTTGGTGACTGGAACAAAGCTTACGTGCAGGTGAAATAACCTGCACTTTTTTGTTGACATCTCTGGATAAACAGTATAGACTGGTTTCAGAAAGGAACCTGACATGACAAACATTGCCAAAAAGTCTATCCTCGCTCGTCTTCTTGCACGTGAAAATATCACGGTCGAACAGACTAACCATCACACCGCATTCTTTGACGTAGAGCGTCGTATCCTTGGTCTTCCTTATTGGAAGGACGTTGGGAACGACCTCTACGATTTGCTCGTTGGTCACGAGATTGGTCACGCTCTGCATACTCCTGCCGCTGGTTGGCACGAGTCGACTAGCGAAATTCCTGGATGCCCTCGCTCGTATATTAACATCGTCGAAGATATCCGCATCGAAAAGCTAGTGCTTCGTGAGTTCCCTGGTCTTTATGGGTCCTTCATGCGCGGTTACCAAGATCTTCTTGATCGTGACTTCTTTGGCATCAAAAACGAAAACGTTAACAAACTCTCGTTTATGAACCGGCTCAACATCTTCTCGAAAAGCCGTGGGTTGGTGAAAGTCAAGTTCTCCAAGAAAGAACAACCATACGTTGATCGCGCTATGGCCGTTGAGACTTGGGATGATGTTATTGCTTCTTGCCGTGAACTCTATGCTTTCATGAAAGATGAACTCGACGCTGCTATCAAAGCTCAACAAGAGCTGGAAGAAGCTATGAAGAAGGCTGGTATTAAGCCTCCCATGGGTATTCCTTCGAAGATCATCGTTAGCAGAGGTAATGGAAATTCTGGCGAAAAGTCTGAGCCAATGTCGGAAGAGCTGAAGGAAGCTATCCTTAACGGCGATGTTGAGATCGAAGTTGACACCGAAAGCTTCAAAGAAGAACAAGAAGAAAAGAATGAAGAAGACATTGATATTCCCGTCACCGTTGATGCCAATGCTGGAGGATCGACTCTCTACGCCAAAGGCCCGAGCAAAGCTTTGGCCAATGCGATCACTTCTCAGTACGAAGCTGTGAAGAAGGGCCGCTATAAGAAAGTCGACTCGGTTGACTTTCCTACCAAGCAGTACATTCGCTTTATTTCTGACATCAAAGACTCTGTCGCTGTGATGGTGAAAGAGTTCGAGATGCGCAAGACTGCTCGTCGCTTCGCTCGGGCTCGGACCTCGACGAAAGGTTCGCTTGACGTCAACGTTCTTCACAAGTACAAGTACGAGGACAACCTCTTCAAGCAGGTGACTCACCTTGACGACGACCAGTCGCATGGCATGGTGATGTTGATTGACTATTCTGGTTCGATGTCGTCTATCCTGCCAAAGGTGATCAAACAAGTTCTCATTCTTTCTGCCTTCTGCAAGCGGGTTAATATCCCCTTCGAAGTCTATGGCTTCACGAACCCCTACGGCGTAGGATCTGACTATCAGCGTAGAGTTCTTGCAGCTAAAGCCGACTTGACTGCAGTTAGCATGAGCAACACACATGTGTTCAAGCTTATCGACTCGTCGATGGCAAAGAAAGTTTACGAAGAAGCTTTCAAGTCTCTCTTTGCTCAGACCTGCTCCAACCGTCGTCAATGGATGGGCGCTCTTGAAACAATGGGTGGCACTCCCCTCGACACTGCCATCCTTGCTATGTATCACCACATTGCTGACTTCAGGGTCAAGCACAATGTCCAAAAGATGAACTTCATCACGCTGACGGATGGCCAAGGTGATGGTATCGGCATCGAGAATGGTATCGACCTTGGCAGCAAGAACACTCGTAGCGGGTTCAAGAATAGAGTGATCGATATCATGGGTCAGAAGATCACCGTCGACTATGGCTATGGCGCTGCTACTCCTAGTATTCTGAATGGTCTTCGTAACATGGGTGTGCGCACTATGAACTACCATTTGGTTTCCACTAGTGATATCAAATATCAGCTTGGTGCGCGTGATCCTCAAAAATTGGCTGACGCTCTTGCTCAAGTCAACAAAGATGGATGTCTAGTTCTTGATCGTAGCAACGGTTACGACCGTCAGATCTTCACTGTTCTTGGTGGCACTTCTCTCTCAAAGGATGAAGACAGTGAAGATGATCTGAGCGAAGACACTCGCGAGATTGCTTCGGCCTTTACTAACAAGGCTTTCAAGCGCAAGCAGGGTCGACTGATCGCTGCAAAATTTGCAGAAATTGTGAGTTAAGGGGTTGACATTTCCTCTTAACTGACTTATATAGAATAAGTGAATGGCTAAATTATGGAGACTCTCATGTCTGACGCTCAAAACTTCATCAATACTGTTCGTGCTGCTAATGGTGGTAAAGACACCTACACTCGTAAAGAACTTCTCGAGTTCGGCAAAGAAAACGGCTTCCGCCCAAAAACGGTCTGGGAAGCTATCAAGTCCGTTCCGGCCAAACGTGGCGTTGTCGACTTCTCGGCAAAAATTATTCCGTTGAACACCGCTGCCACGGTCCAGCCGACGATCGTCCTCTCCGAAGAAGGCACCTACATTCCGAAGCGTGTCAAAACCTACGTGAAGTGGGGCCACTTCAAAGACATCTCGACCATCATCGATTCGAAGATGTTCTATCCTGTCTATCTCACTGGCCTGTCGGGTAACGGTAAGACCATGATGGTTGAACAGGCTTGTGCCGAAGCTAACCGGGAATACATCCGTGTCCAGATCACCCCTGAGACTGACGAAGACGACCTGATTGGTGGCTTCCGTCTGGTGAATGGCGAGACTGTCTTCTCGAAGGGTCCGGTCATCAAAGCGATGGAAGCCGGCGCTATCCTGCTGGTCGACGAGATCGACCGTGGTTCGAACAAGCTGATGGCTCTTCAAGGTGTTCTCGAAGGTAAGCCGGTCTTGATCAAGAAGACCGGCGAGCTTGTGACTCCTGCTGCTGGCTTCAACATCATCGCGACTTCGAACACGAAGGGTAAAGGTTCCGAGGATGGCCGCTTCATTGCTGCCACTATCATCGACGAAGCTTTCCTTGAGCGCTTCACTATCACGATGGAACAACCCTACCCTACTGCTCCTGTTGAGAAGAAGATCGTCGTCAAGCACATGGAACTCTTTGGCCAAGTCGACGATGACTTCGCTGAGAACCTGACGAAGTGGTCGTCTGCTATTCGCAAGACCTTTGATGATGGTGGTATTGACGAGATCATCTCGACTCGTCGACTGTGCCATATTGCTCAGACCTTCGCGATCTTCAAAGATCGTAAGAAGTCGATCGACCTCTGTGTCTCTCGCTTCGATGAAGATACTCGAGCTGCCTTCGTCGATCTCTACACGAAGATCGATGCAGCTGCTACGGCTCCGAGCGGTAAGACTCATATCACTACTAATCCTGACGACGACTACCGCAACGAATCACCCTTCTGAGGTAAATAACATGGGTAAACACATTAAGACTCAGCTAGACTACGACATGATTGAAAAGTTTGCACGTGAGTTACACAAGCTACAACCAGACAATCCTGTATTGCAACACTACCTCGAAATGGATAACTTCGAAGGTGGTGAATTGAGAAAGGCTGTAAAGAAGTGATTAAGTATCTTGGAGTGGCAGCTGCTTTGGCTGCCACTTATGGAGTAGAATGGGCGATTGAATTTACCGCCATTCTACTTGCTATTCTCGCTTCAATGTTCTATTTCATAGCCGGTCGACTGTTCACCGGGTTATCTCAAGCTGCGCTTTCGATTGACTTCGATGTCTTGCATCTCTTGATGGTTTACATGATCTACGTGACTATGACAGTACTTGTATTCATGAGTCCGTATTCCTATGTTGCCTTTGTAGCTCTGCCATGGCTTATCATCCAAGGTTATGCAAACGTTCTTTCTCTTCTTGTTAAGTTCGACATCATCGGGATTGAAGATAAGGAATGAGCAGAATTCTGCTCGTTGCAGAATTAAATGTTGACACAATGACTTCGGTGGAATAAATATTCTTACCAAAGTAAGAAACAACAGAGGTAATTTCCCCTTGAAATTTTTAGTAAACGTAAGCTCAGCCTTAGTGGCTGCAGCCATAATCTCCTTTTTGCCACATGCCGTAGCATCATCATATAACCCAGACTTTGATGTTCCAGCCATCGAAAATTATAATGAGCAGCGTGAATGCTTAGCTCTTAACATTTATCACGAAGCAAAGGGTGAATCTGAACTTGGTCAAAGAGCTGTTGCATATGTAACTCTTAACCGAGCAAACGATGATCGCTATCCAGAAGACATTTGCGATGTAGTCAAGCAAGCCCGGCTTGGAAAAGATGGGCAGCCTCGTCGTAACCAATGCCAGTTCTCTTGGTATTGTGATGGCAAATCAGATGAAATTGAAAATAAAGAATCGTACCAACAAGCATTACTAGTCGCGACTGTTGTTATAAATACGTATGGTTCTTCATTTGACCCGACGATGGGTGCAACTATGTATCACGCTGACTCAGTTAAACCGAAGTGGCGTAAATCGTTTGAAGAGACTACTCAGATCGAAAATCACATCTTTTATCGCTAAGGAGTAACGCATGACTCGAGTTGTACAAAGGGTACAGATTACTGGTGATAGTGCAACTATCCGAACATCTGTAGGTGCATTCAAAGTTCTTACAGCACATGAACGAGAAGGCATTCCCACCGTTTGGTACGAAACACTCGAGAAGCCTGTAGTGCCAGTTGACGTGACGTTCACTGTAGTCCCAACAGGAGGTGTTGTTCCAGAACACTCGATCTATGTTGGAACCGCATTTAATGAAGGTAGAGCTTCTCATATTTATCAGCACCCAGACGTCTGAGGCAGCCGATGGAGAAACAAGAAGAACAAAAAGAAGCTCCATCTACGCCTAGACACGAAGAATACCTCGAGAAACAACGCCGATATGATAAGGGATAGCTATGAAGTATTTAATGATGATTTTCGCATACAGCACGTACAGCGGCGACAGAAGTACACATCGCATGTACCATACAAAGTATGAAGACCTATGCCAGTAAAACCAAGTAATATTTCAGATCAGGTAGCTTATGGCTTAACTGCATCATTTCGTTGGTTTGCAGATACGTTTTTTGCAAAGCGTTACGGTCACAGAGCAGTAGTACTTGAGACTGTCGCAGGCGTGCCTGGAATGGTTGCCGGCATGTGGCAGCATCTTCGTAGTCTGCGGAAGATGGAACCGGATAAGCGGGGCTGGATTAAAACTCTGTTAGAAGAAGCAGAGAACGAACGAATGCATCTCATGATCTTTATTGAGATTGCTAAACCTAGCTTATTTGAAAGAACGCTTGTTGCCTTCGCACAGTTTGTCTTTTGGCATTTCTACTTTGTTCTCTACGTGTTCTTTCCAAAGACTGCTCATCGCATGATCGGGTATTTTGAAGATCAAGCCGTCGTGAGTTATACACAGTATCTTGAAGAGATTGATTCTGGCAGAATTGCAAACATCCCAGCACCAAAAATCGCAATTGACTATTATGATTTGCCTGAAGAGTCGACTCTTCGTGATGTAGTCATTCGTGTAAGAGAAGATGAACAGGGTCATGCTAATGTAAACCATGGCATGGCAAACGTTTTAGAAAAGCATAACTAACTTTTTTGTTGACATTAACGAGTAAATAGTATATAAATAGACTTGTAGTGATGATATTCACTGAACACGTTCTGGACCTGGGGGCGGTACCCAGCGGGTCCACCATAGATACACTCGGTTAGGTTCCAAGTTTCACTTGGCTATACCAATAGAGGGTGCTGGCTATCCTGTAAAATCCTGCCAGCACATTAGGATTATCCGAGTGTATCTTTGATGGGCTCGAAATAGGATCGACAGGCGGACTAGGCAGGATGGAGCTACTCGGCGCAAGCTCGGTTAACGCAAGAAAATTACAACTGCAAACGAAAACTTTGCTCCTAAGGCTTACGCGCTAGCCGCATAATCCTGTGGGTATGGGCACCACCTAGAAACAGAACGGGCTCGCTTACACACAACACACATTTACACACGAGGCATTTACATGGCAAATTCGCGTCGCATTACTGCGCAAGCATCCGTTATCCCAACATACATCGGTGGATACGTTCAACCTACTTCTGTACTTCCTGGAACTGTTACGATGGGATTGACTCAGCCAATCGCTCAACCAGCAAATCTCGGCCAAGCTTTCAAACCGAAACGTGCCGGCAAGAATCCGAATCTCTCGCACATCATCTTCGTCCTTGACGAATCCTCTTCGATGTCGTCCTGCTGGGAACAAACCATCTCTGGCTACAACGAATATCTGAAGGCTCAGAAAGAAGACGCTGAAAAGACCGGCATCAAGACTCTGGTCTCTCTCTACAAGTTCAACGGCCACGACGTTCGGGCGATCTTTGATCGTCAAGACGTAGGTGAGGTTCAACCCCTCGACAAATCCAGCTATCGCCCAAGCGGTGGCACCAACCTTCTTGACGCTATGGGTGGCGTCATGATGAAGATCACCACTCTTCTCGCTGAAAAGAAGAAAGCAGATCGTGAATCGGTGATCATTACGATTCTGACTGACGGCGAAGAGAATCAGTCTCGCACTTTCCGTAACGAAGACATCAAAGTGATGGTCGAAAAGGCAGAAGGTAAGAACTGGGGCTTCATGTTCCTTGGTGCAAACATCGATGCATTCCATGCCGGTGCAGCTATGGGTTTCAACAATAACAATACAATGCAGTTTTCGACTGCTAATGCTGCTGAGACTTTCCGTTCAGCCTCTGCAATGACTTCTCGTATGAAGGGTGACTATGCTTCTGGTATGGCCACTATGGATTCTTACACTGTATCGGCATTCAACGACGCTGAGCGTAAAGCCGCTGTAGGTGACAAAGATGCAGGGAAATAAGAACCCGTACGAAGTTCGTCTTGATATCATGAAGATGGCACAAGAAATGCTTGACCGCGAGACACAAATGAAACAGGAAGCATTTTTTGCGAAGCTTGATACACTTAGAACCTCGAATAGCAACGTCGATGTAATAAATAAATTCATCGACGAAAACCAACCGAAGATGTACAACGAGAGCGAACTGGTGAACCGCTCTACTGCATTGTACGCCTTTGTTAATAACTCCACCACAAACAAATCCTAAGGAGAATATAAATGATGAAATTTCTGATGGCTACTGCCGCTCTTGTCGCTATGACTTCCACCGCTTCTGCCCTTGACTTTGGCAACGGTCTTGCTCTTGACGTCGAGCTTGTCACTGAGTATAATACTGATACCACAACCGCTACCTCTGTATTGACCCCAACTCTTGGATACGCTCCAATTGAAGGACTTTCTGTCTGGGCTGAAACCGATCTTGCTATCTATGATGGTTCAGATTTTATTAGCTTTGATAGTAGCGCTTTTGAAGGTGCAGTTCTTGGTGCAGCATACGTACCAAGCTTTGGCCTTGGTAAGGTAGGCGTAGAAGCATATCTCGAGAACAACTTCGACGGTAGCTTCGAGTATATCGACAGCATCGTTGGTGTATCGCTTAGCTTCTAATTTACATTAATATCGGGTGGTTACGTAATAAACCCGTGTGGAGCCATGGTTAGCTCCACTTTTTACAAAACAATAATACAGATTTAATCCAATTGTTACATTCATGGTATAAATTTATCATGTGAGGAAGCAAACCGCAAGCCTCTCGTTGTGGAGAAATTGAATGAAAGTACTTTTACTTAGCACTACATTAGCTTTGGCCGTAGCATCGACTGCATTTGCAAGAGATAACGTCCAAGTAAC